ATCTTCACGATTCTTTTTACGTGCTGCTTTATATTCAGGAAATACATCTTTACGCCAGTTGCCACCAGCATCCGATGCAATAACCATTTCACCATACTCTTTAAATTTATTTTTATACATACGGAGAGAGTTAAGAATCATGTGTCTGAGAAGGTTCTCATCTGCAGCAAGTTTCTGCACAACAAAGTTGCCGATTGCGATGGCATTATAGTCTACAATAATCATAATTTACCTTTCAGCTTGAATGTCGATACTATTATAACACATAGTAAGGTGCGTGTAAACACTTATTTTAAACTTTTTACATGAGTTCTGTGTATCTTACAATTTATGATACCATTGTAGTATGAATCATCTAACAGTACACGTCTATCAAACTGCTCTTTTGCTTCAAGGTATGACATCTCACCTTTTGATTTACAGAGATGTAATATCTCACGATAAAAGCTTTGTTCTCCATTTTCTTGTAGCATCTGTTTAACTTGATCAGATGATCCATAGTAAGACTGCCAGTCTGATTCGATAATGCTACGTCTCTTTCTGGTTTTTCCTTTAAGTGGCGGAAGTGTTTTCTTTGACCAGAATCCTTTTTTACCCACGTACTTTTTGTTATTGGTAAGATCCGTGATGACGTATACAAATCCTTGATATTCTGATATGTGTTCGTTGCTGAAAGGTTCATCTTTATAATACCACATCACATCCAATCCTTTACGATGCCGATAGCTTCATCTAGCTTGTCGGCTTTTAAAGAAAAGGATCCTATGACTCTATGCTTATCAGAATTGTTTATCCATCCATGAGGAAATTTTGTGTTTAAAATAAGTGGTTGATCAACAGTTACTTTTTCAAAATCTTTTTCTCTGTAAGAAAATCTATTGCTCTCTAAACCATTGAGAATAACGGTCTCTGTCCATTTATAACTTTTATATTCTCTGTGATAACCACACAAGAATGGGCCCTTTATTGGGTCAACTTGAATAGGAAGATTTATTGAAAAATCTCTAGATTTGTCTGTATGTATACTTGATAAATCTGAATTAGGTTTTGATACCAAAAATAGAACAGAACTTTCAAAAAAAAGATTATCTAAATTAGGCACAGCCGCAATAAACATATTGCCGAATTCACACTTACCGTATGTTATTGAAGCAATATCCTCTTCGGTAGAATATTCTGACAAAAAATATTCTGTAACTGTATTTAAAACTTCTTTAGGAAAATTAGGAAGATATTGCCACCTAAAATCACTAGGTGCTTCAATCATCCCAATCCTCATCATCAACTAAAGTTGCTACTGTTTGTTCTCCACACATAGGGCAGAAGTCAGGGGGATCCCCAACCTCTGCTTCAGTGAATATGTGTATAAAACTATCTTGTCCGCAAAAACTGCAATTTACTTCGTAAATAGTTTTTATTGTCATGCGCTCTCCTCATTTATTTAAAAGGAGATTTCACATGCTCCACCTTGACATGCAATTGCTCCCATTGTATCTATATCAGTAAACGTCTTCTGTGTTAGCTGATTATCAAAGTCAATGGGGTTCAAGTTCTGTTGGATTTTAGTCCACTTGTGTAGCAAGAAAACATCTTTCAAACAATACTCTGCCTGTTTCATATCATTCATAAAATAGTTTTCGCTAAATTTATTAAACCTGCGTACCCATTCCTTTCTTACATCAGAAACTTCACCACCAACGGCATACTGTGCTGCAGAGGTTGCTTCCCATAGATCCCTAAACCCTGCCTTATATGTATCAACAATTAAGCCGCTGGCAAAAAGAGCACCTGCACCGTATTCTCGTACAATCTCTTCTTCTGTCTTGACTTCAGTGTTAGGAGCCTGCGCAAAGTCCTTGTCTCCAGACCCAGCAAGGAATGAAATGCCAGAGAACGAGTGACGGTTATCAAATACATAATCCTCTACTTCTGTCCACATATGCGGCAACACTGTAATGGTATTGGATACATTGTGGCGAATGCGTTTATCGGCGCAATGCTCTTCATTTGTACCAGCTTCTACCCAATTCTGCTGTACCAACTTTACTTTCTCAAGCAAATTAGTTCCCATCACCTCGTCACGATACAATGATCTTTCCGGAGAAATTACTGGGAATGCCACGCAATAGTCCGTATTATTATTTGACCAAACTGATTCATCCACCATGTATGGATTAGACTTTGCGATCAACTGAGCAACTTCGGACTCTTTATTTAACTGAATGTGGCGCAGATAACGAGGTGAGTGTTCAGCATGAATGCCAGATGCAGTCTGTAGAAGCACAGATGCGTTACCACTTGGTTTCACACAAGTAGTACGTGCTGCTGGATTAATACCGATAAGTTTCGCAACTTCTTTATTTACTGCCTTTACAATAGAAGCACCTTCACTTTGCACATCAGCATCAAACAATACATCTGGGTTATTCATCCAGCCAGTAACTGAAACACCTAAGAGCGCTTCACGTTCAAAGATTGCTTTAGAAGTTCCGCTGAGGTATTTGAAGTCTGTATATCCTGCTTGGAGAGTTCCGAGGATTGCGCCTGCTCTACATGCTTTAAAGAATTCGGCTTCTGTTGTACATTTTCCGCCATTGATTTCTGTAAGGTTACATCCTTGCCATCCTGACTCTCCATCAATCTGAGGATACATTCCAATCTCAACACAAGGGTTCGTAGTGAAATCTCTGTCATCGACAAAGTAGAAACCTGGTTCTCCAAACTCTTTAATTGATTGCATGATTCGTTTAAAGTCCTCTTTAGTGACTTCATCTCTAACAATAACAGCACTATTATTAGAACGACCACGCTGAGGATTATCAACAAACCAATTCCCAGTTTTAGCATTTACCATCTCCTCATCGTCTGCGCTGAACAGACAAATTGTTGCAGAACGACGAACACCACCAGCGAGAACAGCATCAGCTGCATGCATTGCAATATCGTATACATCGATAGGACGTAAACGTGTTTCGCCTTTAAGAACACGAGACTGGATCAGGTGTTCAATTTTATCAAGTGATTTACGAAGCGGCTCAGGACCAGGTGCTTTGAAGCCACCAGAGATCATAGCACCTTTAGGACGAATTTGATTCAGGTCAAAATAAATTTTGCGACCTTCCATTTCAGGAAATTGTCCACCGCCTACAAAATAAGATGACATGAGAGCACCAAGTGCATCTGCCCAGCCTTCAATAGAATCCTCGACAACCCAACCTTTTGCTTGTTTTTTACGCTCAGCAACATTTGGCATTTTAGCTACGTGATGTTCTTGCACAGAGAATCCAGCACCAGCACCACATAGAAGCACATAAAACAGTTCTGAGAAGAACCTTGGGCGGTCTGCATACGATGACGTACAGTTGTACATACGCATCATATGTTTCATAATCTGATCACCACCAAACTGTAGTGCTCTCTGTGCACCAAGTACATACTGTAGTTTGTAATATGACTCTGCTTCATTGATCAGCTGATCAAGTTCGGGTGTCATTTTATTTGAGTAAAAATTCCTATGCATGTCCATGACTCGTGTCACGGCTTCATCCCATGTTTCATACCTTTCTTTATCATCATCCCATCGGCTATAAGCTTCATAAAATTTAGTCTGTGACATGATGTTTCGTGTGTCGCAGTCTCGGTTATTAGGTACGATTTTGAACATTCTTTTTTCTCCAAAAGGTAGCGTATAGAAGCACATATCCGAATTCGGTATTCGGACTTCTTTTTAGCAAGGGTTGTGATAAATTAATTTTAATGTATGATATTATATATTATTCTCGGTTTCTTGTAAACGAGAAAAACCATATAAATGTAGAAAAAAAATTAATTAATTTTCTATATGTCGCATATATGTTACGGGTTATTAGTTTTAGGCGTCTCTGGTTCCTCAGTGACCGCTTTTTCGTAGTACACTATAACTTCTTTTTGTTGTCCAATATAACGTTTTAGATCACCTATGTTCATCGCTAGATTTTCATAATCACGCATAGACAAGGCAACGTATGCTACTTCACCATACTGCTCTTTAAAATCAGCAATAAATTTTTCTAGGTTATCTTCAGTAACTACCCATACACGTGTATCATTCAATTGGATCGGTTTTGGTTGTGCTACTGTCGGTATTGTCGTCGGGACTATCTTCGTTACTACTTTGACTTCCGTCTCCGGCTTCCTCGACAGACCGCTGCAACCAGCTAGGAAGAGGGCGACTCCCACCATCAGAATTGCCGGTTTCATCCATGATTTCACGCCATAAATTAGCTGTTGCTCCATTCATCTTTCCTTC